AACGAGGATTCGATACGCCGATTCGCGCAAGAGATTCGGAAACGATCGCACGCTGAACGCGGCGCGGATCACGTCGATCGGCGAAGAATACGGATCGACACGATGGCCCTCGAACCGCAAACACTCGCGCGCAAGCTGCAGCAGCCCGAGATTCCTATACTTCGACGCGGCATCGACGATTCGCGGCGCGAACTTCTTCTCGACGCTCTTCGCGACCGAGCCACCGGCACGGAGCATGACCGCGGCAGTAAGGACCTCAGTCGTGTCCATGCCGACATCGAATGCATGCACAACTCGACTGCTCGGTCGACTCGCGCGAATCGCAGCGAGCTGACACTTCTTCGTGGACCAGTTTTCTTGAATCGCACGCTCCGCGAGGTGCGGATATTTCCCGAGAATTCGCTTCACGATTTCAACCCTCCGAGCGGCTTTCGCGGCCACGACTGACGTGCCGATGTCGGCCGGCACGTCGACAATCGAAATCTCGCGCAGCACGGCAAGATCGACTACGTAGAGCGGACCAGTAAACGAACGGCCATTCACTTCGACTTCCGCGCCGTCAGGAATCTCGCGATACTCGACGACCTCGAGACCGATCGACGCTTTCCACGGAAAGCCGTTCTCGATCGACGAGAGAAAGTCGCGCGAGTATTCGGTATCGCGCGAGACCACGGCATCCGCGACGATCTCGTTGCCTTCGATCGCGATATTCGTTGTGTGCCCAATACCGGCATACTCATCATGTGCGTAACGGATCGGTAACGAACTCGTTGGAATCTCGAGACCACTAAGATCGACGACAACGGGCAACGGCCAGCCTTCGACCGTCATCGTACCGCCGGTGTACGCGACGATCTGGATTCTTCTTAGCTCTGACGCAGCGTCGTCAGTCGGCTGCGTCTCTTCGGTCGCTGGCTGCGACTCTTCGTCTTGCGCGGCGACTTCGTTTTCGTTTTCGTCTTCTTCGTCTTCAAGCTCGTCTTCAGGATCCTGCGCGCGAATCCTCGCCTTCGCTCGAATCCGAAGGAACTTTTTCGTCGTCTTCGGCATCGCTATTACCTCCTTTCTCGAAAAGGAAATCGAGACCGAGTTCGTTCGCGAGCGCATACTCTTTCGCTCGCTGACGAAGCTCCGTCATCCAATCGCGACCCTGCTTCGCGTACTCGTATGCGAACGTCGTGAGGCCGCTCTGAAGACGCAATCGCTGTGCTTTCGCTTCTTTCTCCGGATCGACACCCTCGAGCGCAGGCCAGTACCACTCGTGATCCGGTACGTCACGACCTAAGCCGACTGACGCTGACGCGTCGCTGTCAGCGATGCGCCACTCACGATAGAACGCTCGTAGCATCGGCTCGAGTACGATCGCTTCGATCCGCGCACGTTCGACTTCGAGTGCGCGATACCAATTACGAAGATCGAGACGGCCACTCGAAAAGTTCGCGCGCGAAGAGTCGTTCAGCGCAACTACGACTGGTACGTTGAGGCACCTCGCGATTTCGCTCATCAGGTGGTAGACGAAGTCGCCGTAGGTTGTCGTCGGGTGCTGCGCCGTCATCTGCGAGAGTCGCCACCCCGGTGGCAACACGGTCGCACTACGCGGACGCAGATCGACGAATTGCCAGACGAGTTCGCGCGCGAATCGCTCCGCATCACGCGGAATGTACGCGGCCGAGTCGGTCTGCAAGACGGCCGCGAGATTCGCTGCAGTTTCAGCCGCAGCTGCAGTCGCGAGCGTGAATCGACGTAAGATCGAGAATAGCGGCAGCGCCGGCGTGATCTCGGGAACGCCACGCCACTGGCCCGGTCGCTCGCGATGGAAGTAGTGGATGACGGAGTCCGCTGGTATCGTCTCGTACGAGTAATCAATGTCTGCAACCGCGATGTCACCGGGATGTCGCCGCAGAACGTGATACGCCGCTGGCATACCGTAGTCATCGAAAACGATGCCTTCAACCGGTTGCATGAGCGCGGAGATCGGACCTTCGCTAACCTGCTCCGGCTCGACGAGTCGAACTGCGAGTTTCACTTTCGTTCGCTGTCGCGGGTAATCGCAGAGGATCGCGAAGGCTTCGCCGTCAACGACAACGCAGCGTCGCATCGTTCGCAGAATCTCGGGTAAATCGACCGCAGCGCACCACTCGGACCACGCGCGCTCCAAGCGAAGATTCAGCTCTTCGTTCGCAGTACGAACCTGCAGGACCGGCCCGGTGCCGACCGTATAGTTCGCGATCGTCGAGACGATACCGTTCGCATAGCTGTTGTTCGCGACTTCGTAACGCGCACGGTTTCGTAGTGTGCGCCGCACACTCGGCGTTAGCGCAGCCGAAGGCGATAGCGAATCCGCTTGCGACCAGTGCTGCGCATTATCCGGAGTCGTTGCCGCCGCGTCGTAACGCGCGCGAAACGAAACGTCCGCTCGCGCTGACGACGCGTTGCCATCCGATCGAAAAACTCGACGCAGCCAGCCGATCATCCTAACGCTCCCGGCGCGTTCATCTTCACGACCACCGCTTTCGGCTCCGATACTTCACGTACGAATTCGAGTAGCTCGCTCACGTCGCGATATTGAACTGTCATGCCGTCGACAGTAACCGTCTTCGGCTGCCGCGCTTGCTCGACTAACGATTCGATAAGCTGCTGCCGCTGCACGTCGTCGATCATGACATCGCCCTCGCACGATAACGAAGTAGTCCTTCGAGTAGCCAGTTCGAACTCGAATCTGAAGTCGAAGACGTAGTTGACTCGAGCGAGTCGAAAATCTCGCGCGCAACGAGTGCGCCGACAAGGCAGTCGAAGTAGTGGTTCTCGCGCGCGGGTAAGAGCGACCACTCCACGCACTGCCGCCAGATCGACTGCGTAGCCACGCCGGTCTCCGACGTAAGATGCTCGATCACAACCGGTGCATCGACGGTACGCGCGATCTCAACCGAAGACGACGCGAAGAGATTCGCAGCACTCGTCTTCGCACGGTTCGTGTCGATGAGCACGCTCGTCGTGGCGCGGTCCGGATCGCGGGTCATGCGCCACGCGCTGCCCGTTACGTCGCCCGGCTTCGTCAGCTCAACGACCGAAGACTTCGATCGCGCACCGACGTAGCGACCGTAAGCCGGATAGGCGCGATCGTGTATCGCGGTCACTGCCGATACGATGTCACTGCGATAACCGGCGTCCACGAGAACGAAGCTACTCGGATAACGAGCTCGAAGCTGCGCGAGTAAGTCGTGCAGGCCTCGTTCGATCGACTGTGGCGCCGTGATGCGATAAAAGCCTTCGAGCGACAGCGCTGGCCGCGACGCCGAGTAGTAATTCGCATGCTGCTCGGGCCACGTCGAAAACGCCACACGCACACGATCGTTCTCGCGCGCAACGACCGCGTAGTAGAGAATCCGCTCCTGCACGTCGACGTAAATGCCGACTCGCTCCGACGGCGCAATCGAGAAATCGCCGAACGCGGACGCAACCGACTCTGGCGCAATCGCGATCGAATCGTCCGCAACAACGTTCGCCGCAGGTTCGTTCTGGTACTCGGAGTAAAACGCATTACGATCCTGGAAGTAAAGATGCATAGCATGCTGTACTGCGGAGACCTCGATGCGCGGATCGTAGCACGCTTCCCAAAACGGAATCGCGCCGGCATCGAGCTGCGCACGATGCGCGAGGTAGTACTCGTTGATGCGCTGGTAGTCGCGCACGCGGATCGCTTCGCGATACACGCGTTCGTACTCCGACCATGCCGCCATATCGGTCGGCATCGAACGAAGAAGACCAATACGTTCGCCGCTCCACTCGGGTAGCGACAGCAACTGATCGCTGAGATCGCCGCGGCGAATAACCGTACACGTGCAAAGCACCGCGGCCTTGTGATCGTGGGCCATCGTGCCGAGAATGTCGGACTGAATGAGCGCACGTCGATACTCGCACTGCCGCGGCGACATCGCGCTGTCGCGAGTCTGCGGATCGTCGATCAGAATAAGTTGCGGCCGCACGAGTCGGCCGTCGGGCAACGCGTGCTGGAGGCCACGCAACGAACCGCCACGTAGCGGCACCGACTGAATGAGCGCGCCCGAGCACTTCGAACCATCAATCGACGCGAGTACGATCCGATCGAACGTAAGTCGAAGATGCGTCGGCTTGCCATCGAAAAGCTGAAACCGCATGCGCTGAAGACTGCCGTCAGCACGCAGAATCGGATAACACGCCTCGGGATAATCTTCGATGAGCTCGCGTGCCGTCGTGAGCCAGAGAATAAGATTCTGGATCGTCTGTCGCGCACGCTGACCGTTTGCTGTCACTACGAGAACATACTTCGCATGGCCATGCAAGACCGCCCACAATGCGGTCGCGAGCGAAAGCGAAGTCTTACCGCTTCCGCGTGGCATCGCATACGCGAAGCAGCCACCACGAAGAACGACCTCTTCGAACTTACGAGCAATCGCGCGATGCGCGTCCGAAAACGGCAACGAAAAGACCGACGGAAGATACGCGCGGCACCACTCGAGAATCGATCGACTCGCTCGCGCACGTCGACGTGGATGCGCAACCTCAGGTAGCGGTCCGATCTCACGAGCACGCAAAATGACACGTCGCCGACGCAGCGAATCGTCGGCGACTTCACACGCGTACTCTTCGATCGTCCTAGCTGCCATCGCTCTTAGTCTCTCCTAAGTCACGCACTGGCATCGCAATCGGCTTTAGATCGTCCGAGTAGTGCGCCGGGTGCGTCAGCATCGAGCGAATAACTCGCGGTGAGGCGCCCCACACGTCGCCGACGCCGTTCAAGCGAGTCGTACAGCAGACCGGCGACAAGAGTTCGCCAGTCGATGTCGCGATAATCCCACCGCCACTATCGCCCTGCGAAACCGATAAGCGATAGCGAACCTGAAGGTCAGCGTTCTCCTTCGCAACGACGTAACCGTCTTCACGATTGCCCGGAATATGAACGCCGTAACCGCAGTGGAAGACCTTATCACCGACCTCGAACGACTCCGCGACGCGAAGCCACGGCAATCGATCGTGACGATCGTCCGTCAGTAAAATCGAGCAGTCGGACTTGCGATTGATCGCGATGACACGCGCACCGAACGAGATACCGTTGCGAAGAACTACCGTCACCTCTTCGCCAACACGACGATGACAATGCGCGGCGCTCACGAGATACCAGCGACCGTCGTCGCGCTTCGGACCTACGACCGTCGCACTGCAGTAGCCGCCCGACATAATAATCTTCGCGATCGCGTCGCACGGATTCGCCGCCGGTTTGTCGTCGTCCGGCCGCGGTGACTTCTCCTTGTCACCGCGCTTTTCGTCTTGCGGCGGTACGCGCACGCAACCGAAGTGGACCGCGGTGCCACCGCCGATAACCGTAAGTAGCGCGGTCAAGACCGCAACGATAATCGATCGCCACGGTTCGGGAATCGAAATACGCATCGAAATCGTTCCTCCGAAGACGGACTAATCAATTTTCGAAGCTGCTCGCCGGCCACCGGTTTCGCGCGGGACCCAGGAAGGAC